TTCATCAAAGGGTTGACTAAATACTATTTCTTGTGGTGTGCTTGACATGCCAGAATAAAACATATGACCTTTATAAGCAACTACATGTTTTGCACCTGATACAGAACTTTCACTTACGTCTGTAGCTGCAAAAGATGTGTTAAATACAACAGGTGCATTAACTCTATCCACTAAAATAATTTTGTCATTACCGTCAAAGTTAAATCGTTCTAAAGCATATTTGTCAGCACTAGTACGCCCTGTATCTATAGCAGTCCAATCTTCTGAAACATTACTATTTGCTAAATGTTCGGCAGCAGTTGTACTAGAAGTAGCCCTAGTTACCCCAGTAAATGTAGTAGAAGTTTTACCTGTATAAGTAAATATTTCATCATTAATATATAGTGTACCACTAGTACTAAAACCTGATGTGTCATCTACTGTAATTGTACCAGAACCACTCATAGATATTTGTGCAGATATTTTTACAAAGGTTTCTGTTTGTGCTGACGTAAATATTTTTTCTCCACGAGCAGCCATTATTTTATCTGCAAAGAATGCTACCATAGATACTTTTTCTGAGGTAACAGAAGTTTGTGGAACTATAGGAGTTATGTGTTTTGCAAAACCATTTATTCTTCTATAGCCACCAGAAATATCAGGCTCAAAGTTTTCTAATTCTAATGCTTCACCTGCTTTCATTAAGAAAGTAGATTTGTTTAATACTAGACCGCCCTCGCAGTTAAATGCTGCAGGCGTTGCTCTTGAACTGTCGGGCATATTAAATTACTCTTGCGTTTGTTCTGTTGTCTCTTTGTATGTATGTAGACTTTAAATAATCAAATCTATTAGCAAGTAAAGACTGCATATTTTTTATTCCTTGTTCAAATCGTTGCATGTTTAATTCATACTGATTTGTCTCACCTCTAAATTGAAAAACAAATGCCGTAGCACCTGTTGTAATTACATCATTAAATCTATCGGGTATAGTTGTTGTATCATCGTGTGCAGTTAAGTCTGAAGGAAATGTATAGTAATCAAATTTTATACTATAAGATTTATTGGGAAAAGGAAAAAATAAATAATTATTATCTGGAGTTCTTGAAATGTGTGTAGGAACACCGCCTCTATCAAACTGGGCTACCGTTACTCCGCTTGCATAAGCAGCAGCAGTTGTTCCACTAGCTCCACGAGTAGCTCCTGTAAACGTAGTGCTTGTTGTTCCTGTATAAGTAATTGTTTCATTGCCAACACGTAACGTGCCTGCACTATCAAAACCTGTAGTACTAGCTACTGTTATAGTTGTTACTGAATCTGTGTGTGTACCATCTAAGGTAGTTGTTTCTATTTCATCTTCTTGATCAGAGTGTTTATGTAAATAGTCATTATAGTTTAATTCTTTTAATTTGTATCCTGAATTACCTAACGTAGTATTTTTTACTATTCTAACAGTATTATAGTCTATTAGTTTAGTACTTGTAGGAGCAGAATATCTAACTACGCCTGCTGTTAGTGTTTTTGTTTCTGTAGCATGATTAAAAGGAAATGTATATTCTTTTTGATTTATGTATCTAATAGAATCATTAACAGCATTTTTACATTGTACTTGCACACCTCTAGCTGTAGCAAAATTAGCAGAGGTTAGTTCTACTTCATTTATTTCAGTAATTACTTTATTAGTTAATGTTAAAAATGTTTCAGCCATTTTAATCCCTTTGTCATAAAAAGTGAGGCAAGTTGCCCTGCCTCACTAAATATTATTATGCTAGTTGATCACGATCAACTTCGTCTGCTTCCATCTCACCGATGTCACTAACGTCTTGTAAAACAGCAAATACTCTGATTTCACCTGCTGTAAAGGAAGCTCCTCCACCTGCAAGTGTTAAGTCTAGAGTATCGGCTGACGTAATAACTAGGTCAGCAGAAACAGTTACACTAGGAGCGTATGCTCCGTCAGATGCACCGTCAATGTCAAATGCAGTTACATACTCGTTGTCATCTGCACCAGTGCCAAGAGCGGCTGTTGCATCAGTACCAGTATTTTGTGTAGCACTTGAAGTTACCTGAAAGCCTGCAGCAATAATTTTAGTGTTTGCAGGTACAGTAAGACACTGTACTACATCACCATTAGGATTAATGCTGTTAGCTGTTAGGTCAACGATTTGTTGAACGTAATAAGGTTGTCTTCCTCTTGAAGAAGAACCGTGAGTATTAGCAAGTGTTGCTGTAATTGTAGCCATTATCTAATCCCCCCTTATATACCAGAAACATATATTGCACGAGTCAAAGCCTCTGGGCGCAATATTTTTCTGCCGTACATATGCATACCTCGAACAATATCAGCAAAGCTATCAGGATCTCTGTAGGTTTCTGTTTTATTGATTGAGTCTGCTGTTGCAACTGCTGATGAGTGACCACCAACGATTACACCAAAGTGTGTGCTTCCTGTTGATGTTGCACCAGTTGCACCGTTACCAACTGCAGGTAAATTGTTTGACATGTAAACTTTAAATCCGTGAACGTTGTTCAAGATTAATCCGTTTTGTAAGCCAGATCCACCATAGTCAGAATTTAGAAGACGTGAGTCTTCGTCTTGAAGAAGCTCTGCAAACACTGGGTCTACTACAAGCCATCTACCAGTTGTGTCAACGTTTTGTTGGTCAAGTTTTCTTGACATACGAGCGATGATTGACAATGGTGATGCTTTAGCAGTAGTTGTGTTTAAGCTATCTCCGCTTGCACGAGGAACAGCAACGATTGAGTTACCACTTGTTCCACTATTGAAGTCAGCAGCGTCTACTTGCATAGATGCTAATAACTCGTTAGTAGCAGCAGTAGATACAGCAACTGAACCATTTACGGTTGTGTTAACTGCATTTGCTGTGCCATGCAATGCTGATTGTTTGTAACCTGACAAGTAGCCAAGAACGTCTTGGTCAAACTGGTCAGCCAAACGGTAAGCAGCACGATCACTTGCAAGGTCTTGAAAGTTGACGTGTGAATGTGCTTCCTCAATGTCATCAACTTTAAATGCAAAATAGTTTGCTTTGTCGATTGTCAATGAGAAATCTTCGTCATCAAGATCTTGAGGTGTAATAGTTGTACCTCGTGCGTACTCTTTCACGGTGATTTCTGGTTCTTTGATAATTTTAACCGAATCCCCCATGTTAGCGATTTCTCCGAAATAGTCGGAGTTCGTTACAGCTCCTACAACAGATGCTTTGCGGAACGCAAGTTGCACCTGTTTGCTGTATATGACAGGTGAGAAGTTACCGTTAGGTAAGTTACCATACCCTGCCGCAGTTGAAAATGCCATTTTAATTCTCCTTTGGATTTTCTACAGATGCAAACGAAACAAGTAGTCATGTAGTGGCTAAATCTTATAGGGTGCATTTTAGTAAAAGTTGGCCGACCTTTACATCAATGGGCCAAAAGATAATAGGTAGTCTATATTATTATTGTTGTTTGCTATTGGTTAGTTGCGTAGGTAATCTTTACAGAGGCTACGCAACTACATTGTACATACAGTTATACTTAATTATATAAAGATGTCAATACTTTTCTAACGAGCATTACCAGAAACATCATATATAAACTTACCTGTTCGTATAGCTTCCATGATTGCCTCTGCGTTTTTCTCGTATTGCTGTGCAGACATTTTCTGCACTGCTGATTCTTTTATTGCTCCTGCCTGTTGTTCTCCAGACGGCTCAGATCTAGTGTTTGTTTTTGATACAGCTTTTGCCGCATCTTTAGACCCACTAGACTTTTTAGTTTTAATCCCTTTGTCTGCTTTGTATAGATCTATAGCTCTAGCTGCCGCTCTAGCATCACTATCATTTTCATACAGAGCATCTTGTATCCACTTAGGTTGTTCTTCTGCCCATTCATGGAACTCATCTTGATCTCGTATCTCAGCAAAGTCAGGATGTGCAGTCATTAATTCTACTTCTGCTTTTTCTCTGTTTGCTGCTTCTCTCATGTCGTCTATTTCTTTTACACGAGCTTCTAAACCAGACGCTTGTTCTTTAGCTTTTTTAATTGCTATAGTTTCTACTATGGCTGCAACATCAGGATACTGGCTTGCCCAAGCATCTATGTCTTCATCTGATTTAGGTAGTTTAATTTCTTGTTTAGTAGATTGCTCTAATTGTTTTTGTAAAGCATTTATTTTATCTACATGTTCCTGTAATTGTTTTTGTGAATGTCTACGTAAATCACCGTATCTTTTTTTAAAACTTTTTTCTTCAGCATTAGCAGGCTCTTCTTCTTTTACTTCTTCTGCTTCAGCTTTAGCTTCACCTTTTTGTTCTGCAATTAGTTCTGCTAGTTCTTCTTCTTCTTTTTTTATTCTATCTTCATTTGAGTATTTGCGATTTGCAAATGCTACTTTTTCTTCTGGCTTTACTTCTTCTGCCATTATTGCTTCAGACATTTCTGTCTCCTTTACTAGGGCCACCGTAGCCTATTGTTGGTAGGGGGATGAGTAGCTAGTCATATATAGCTTTTTACCGTGTAGCTAAACCACCTTTCTTATACGTTTTTGTTTTCTTTTTAGGTTTTGATCCTGCTAGGCCGCCTTTGTTAAATATACCAAAGTCTCCTGCGCCAGTTGAATCTCCACTTATTCCACCACCAGGTGCGCCTGAACCTGCACCGCCTGCATCACCACCTACATCTGGGCCTTCTCCTCCAAACTCTGTATTTGGAGTATCATCTGATCCTGTATAACCAAATGAAGGTGGGCCAGACATACCAATGTCATACCCTTC